TGGGTTTGATTGGGTAGATAAGTTTAGAGCATTAACAAGACCGTTGCTAACTTGGCTTATTTTTGTTTTTATATTGATAATTTTTTCTGTTTTGCAAAGCATTGTAGGTGAAGCAGTAGCTAAAAACATTCCTCTTTTAACTGAACTTTACATTTATCTTGTTCAGTCCGTGATTTATTTATTTATAATGGCTGTGTCTTGGTGGTTTATGTCGAGAGGCGAAAAATCAGCAGCACAAATTAAAGGGTTAAGAACGTAAAATTTATTTACTTTATAGTGTATAGCCTTCGAGTTTATTTAGTTAATCGACCAGCCTAAACATCTTAACCCTGTTATGGTTCGATTTAACTAATAAATAAGACATTTCGTGTTTATTGTATGCAAGCAGGTTAAACTATACACTGTAAATAATACTAAGGGCTGATATTTAAAGTAGTTTAAATGTTGAATTTTGTATATCTAAAAATGTTGAAAATAGTAGGCATTAAAACTGCAGATACCGTATAGGTAGAAACAGACCTGCATATTATTAACAACATTGAAGTTTAAATATAAAAACAGGGTTTACGAATGGGTAACGACGAAATGCAAAACGAAATAAGGCGACAAGGTAAAGAGATTGAAGACCTTAAAAGCAGCGTTAATATAATGGTAACGTCTGTTAATGCACTTACTGAAGCTATTGCAGAACAAAATACTCAAATGGCTGTATACATAGCAAAACACGAACATGTAGACAGTGATTTAAAGATGGTCAGAGCCGAAGTTAAAACCCACGGTCTGAACATAGCAGAGATGAAGCCTACGGTAGATTCGATGCGTACATTAGCTTGGAAAGTGTTAGGGTCTTCGTTACTAAGTGGCGGAATAGTGGCAGCAGTTATTGCTGTAATGAACAAGTAGTTGCACACTAAGTAGCAGACAATATAAAACTAGTCAGCTTAGAGTTTACTGGTTAGTCGGGATATTTACGTTAATTATAAGTCGAGCTGAATAATGAAAGATTTACCTAAAAAACTATCACAGTCGGAAGTGCTAAGTGCATTAAAAGCCGACTTAAAATCTGCAGACACACTCCGAAGAAAAAGGTAAATCATCTCTTGTTTCTCGAGACATTAAACGTCAAGACGAATGGCAACATGCTTCTGTTAAAGACCCGTTTGTTTCAAATGTAGAGTTTATTCGATGTACTCCGGTCACTTTTGAAGACCGTAAAGCTGCAGAGCAAAATGAGCTTGTTCTTAATTATCAATTTACCAGACAATTCCCTCGCTATAATTTTATTACTAACGCTATCAAACTTTTTTATAAAGAAGGTACCGTTGTAGTTAAAACATGTTGGGCATACGAAGACGAAAAAGAAACCGTCATGATGCCTATTTATGGTTTAGATGCCTTTGGTCAACCGGTAGTTAAAAACGAAGTTGCAGTAGAGCAAACTAGAGTAGTTGTAAATCGTCCAGATGCTGAGATTTGTCGTTTACAAGACATCTACGTTGACCCAACCTGTAAAGGTAACCTAGATGCAGCTCAGTTTGTTATACATCGTTATGAATCCGATTTAAGTACACTTCGTAAATCAGGCAAGTACAAGAACCTAGATAAGGTAGCTAAAAATTTAGCTGGTATTGAAGAAGGTGATTATGACGAAGAAGATGAAACTAATTTCCGTTTTGGTGATGTAGCTCGTAAAAAAGTATTAGTGTACGAATACTGGGGTAACTTTGATGTAGACAACGACGGTATTGCCGAACCTATTGTTTGTACCTGGATTGAAAACGTAGTTATACAGCTACAGTCAAATCCGTTCCCGGACCAAAAAATTCCGTTTGTTATTGCTGCTAATAACTCAACTCCGTTTGTTACTCATGGTGAAGCTGCTGCTGAGCTTATTGGTGATAACCAAAAAGTTTCTACTGCAATAAAACGTGGAATTATGGATAATATGGCTAACTCAAACAACAGCCAAAAAGGTATTCCTATAGGTATGTTGGATGCTGTAAACAAAAAACGATTCTTAAACGGTAAGAACTTTGAGTTTAATGGCAATGCAAGCAACTTGTTTGAAGGTAGTTATAATCAAATACCTTCATCTGTGTTCAACGTTCTTGACATGATTAGTAACGATTCAGAAAGCATGTTAGGCGTTAAATCTTTTAGTGGTGGTATTAACGGTCAAGGCTTAGGAAGCACAGCTACGTCAGCTAGAGGCGCTTTAGATGCTGTATCAGTTCGTCGATTAGACATTGTTCGTAACATTGCAGAAAACTTGATTAAGCCTATTATGCGTAAATGGACTGCATACAATTCTGAGTTTTTACGTCCTGAAGAAGTTATACGTATTACTAACGAAGAATTTGTACCAATTAAGCGTGATGACTTATCTGGTAATATCGATATTCATATTGAAGTTACTACTGCAGAAGATGATGCCCAAAAAGCACAAGGCTTAGCCTTCTTACTTCAAACGTTAGGACAGAACTTACCTCAAGATATGACAATGCTGTTGATGTCTCAGGTAGCTAAACTGAACAGAATGCCTGACCTAGCTAAAAGTATTGCAGAGTATCAACCACAACCTGACCCATTTGCTGAACGTGAACGTGAACTGCTTGTTCAAAAACTTGAAGCTGAAATTATGGAACGTGTATCTAGAGCGACAGAAAACCAAACTGATGTTCGTGCTAAAACAGCTAAAGCAGTACTTGATGAAGCTAAAGCTGCAAATCTACAGTCTGATACAGACCTTAAAGATTTGGACTTTACTAAGAAAGCTGAAGGTGAAGAATTCGCTGAAGAGATGGTTAGAAAAGACCATGACCGAAACAGTGAACTATTAAAAATGCAAAGAAACCAAAAGCAAAAAGACTAATCTAATAGTTGACCAAACGATAACATTAGTTTTAGTATATATAAACTTTTAATAAACTACGGACTCAAAGAGGAATCAAATGAGCAATCCTAACGCTGCACAAGAAATGTTTGAACAAGGCGAAGAGTTACAGCATCACTTAATTATGGGTGAAGCTTTACAACGACTCTATAAAAATCCTGACTTTCAAAAAGTCATTATGGAAGGTTATCTAAAAGATAAAGTGCTAGCTTCAGTAAGTTTACTTGGTGTTCCTCAGATTAGTGAAAACGGTAAACGTGCTGGTGTGATGGAAGATTTAGTTTCAGCTAGTAATCTTCAATTCTTTTTCCGCCAAGTCGAACAGTTTTATGAAGGTGCTAAAGACCCTATCCTTAGTGACCAAGAAGAAGCTGAACTTGAAGCTAACTCAGGACACTAATTTATGGCTGATAATCTTACCGAAGAAGAAGTTTTTAACAATGACATTGACCCTTTAGAGGGTATACGTCAACTACGTAAAGAAGAGGAAGAAAATAATCCTCCTAGCGAAGATGACCCTGAAGTTAAAAACGACATTATTGAAGAAGAAGAAGAAGAAGAAATTAAACCTTCTGAAGATGACAACCCTCCAAAAGAAGGTGAAAAAATTTCAGAAGAGAATAATCATGCTGAAGATAATCTTCCCGGTGATGGCGAAGAAGAGTCTAAAACAGGCGATAAAGACCCGGTAGATAAAATTGCCGAAGGTTTTAATCTCGAAGAAAGACGTACTTTTAAAGCAAACGGTCAAGAGTTTGAATTTAGTGTTCAAGAAATGCTTGACCAGTTTGGTACTGTGTTTGCTCAGTCTATGGACTACACAAAGAAAACACAGAAGATTGCACCTTACCGTAAAATGATTTCTGCTCTTGAAGAAGAAAACATTAGTGCTGAACAGCTAAACGTAGCTATTGATGCATTAAAAGGTAACAAAGGTGCAATCAAACAACTAATGGACTCTCATAACATTGAAAGTTATGATTTGTCTGAAAACGAAGATAACCGTGACCCGTACAAGCCTACTGAATACGGTGCTGATGAACAAACACTAAACCTCCAAGAGGTCGTGAATACCATTGCACAAGATAAAGAGTACGCTACTACGGTAAACGTTGTACAACATCAGTGGGATGAAAACTCTCAGAACGAATTAGCAAACAATCCTAATTTATTACAGGGCTTGCATAATGACGTTAAAACTGGTGTTTACGCTAAGGTAGCTCCTGAAGCTACCAAACTCAAGATTCTGGATGGAAATACGAAGTCTGACATTGAGTACTACATGCTTGCAGGTCAAAAATTAAATCAACAACACCAAGCTGATGATTCAGCAAAAGAGAGTGTTGACGAACTTAATAAGAAGACACAAGATGCAGTTACGAAAGCTGACCAAGCATCATCAGAAGCTAACAAAAAACGCTCTGCTTCCAGTACAGGAAGTCGAAGTGATAGAACTGTCATCGACTATTTAGATGACGATGATGAAGCTTTTGACGATTGGTACAAAAAGGTTACCTCGTCGCAATGAGGATTTTTATAAATGGCTAACGTATATGGTACTACCAGCCGACAAGCTGGTGATTCAAGTCACGGTCAAAACACAGTAGTTCATTATTATGACAAAGCTGGTGTCAAAGCTGCTAACGCAATTGCAGTCTACGCACAGTTTTCTGACCGTCGTTCAATGCCTCTTAAAATGGGTACTACTTATAAAGTATCTAAGTGGCTACACATTTATGACCGTGAAACTGATGCAGGAGATTTCGCTACTAAAGGTTACTTAACTGCTCGTAACATCGTAGATGTGTCTGCAGGTTTAGGTGACGCAGCTTTAGCTGAAGGTGCTGGTGCGGTTAATAAACGCTCTATCAAGAAAGTCACTATCGAGACTAACTTTGCTCGTTACGGTGAAATGATTGATTACACTGATGAAGTTGAAATGTTTGCTGAAGACATGGTTCAAGTTCATTACCGTGAAGAGTTAGGTCTTTTAGCTAACCGTCGTGCTGAAGATTTAGTTCAGTTAGACATGTTATCTACAACTACTGTTATGTACCCGGGTACTGCAACATCACTAAGTAC